TTTTGATTTTCTTTGCCTCTAAAGCAGCGATTTGCTGTGCCCGAGGGTCAAAGTCTTCTGGAATTTCAATTTCAATCTCTTGCGAACACACATAAGTCTGGTGTTCGGCTTCCTCTATCTTTACGTAAAGAACAAGGTATTCGCCTTTTGGTTCCCATGAATACTTGCTAAAGTAAATATGGACAGTGGTTTTGATTTTCATGCTACACCGCCAATCTTGGCAATGATTTCACCAAGATCAGGCGCTTCCCATGCACCAAGTTTCCCGCTGCGGTCTTTAGCTAGCCACAAGCCATCGCTATCACACATCAAAGCACGTTGAGTATTACCCTCGGCATCCTTTTCAACCCGCAGCGCCAGCACTTCATCAAAAAAGTAAGGCAGCGCTTGGCCGGTCTTGTTACCTGGCATCGAAGGGCTATACAGTACGCGCCCCATCTCGTCTTGGGTTTTCTCCAGCTTGGCAGTCATCAAAACATGACGGCCTGGGATGTCACGGAATGCCCGAATGATGTCGGCCATCTGCTCCTGCATTGCACCGTATGCGGCTCTAGGGTCTTTGTTGACCTTCTTTTCATGGTTAAGGCAGACTTCAGCGATCTCGCTGATGCTGTCCAGCGCCACCGACTTGTACTCAGACTCCAGCACCCAACTGTAAGCCTCGCGCAAGTCATCCATACTGGTGATTTCCAAGTAAGGAAGGTCGGCATCCTGAATGGACAACAATCCTCCTTCAGCAGACAATACAACGGGGCTTGGCAGAGTCTTAATAAGACTTGTCTTACCCGAACCAGCCTGTCCGTAGACAAGCAACTTAACACCGTTGGCACTCAAGCCGCCGGTACGTTTTAACGATATAGCCATGTGGCTTTCTCCTTCTCTGTTTGCGCTTCCGTCTGGACTCAGTTCGAAGCGTGCTTGCAGTATATCACAGGTTCGTGATACAGTGTCAACAACTTTTTAACAAATGATTGAAAATAAATGTCAGACCTCTCAAGCATCCTTGGTGGCCCTTGGTCACCACCAGCAGAAAAGCATGTAGATGCCCCTGAAATACAACTTAAAGACGCGATGCTTGGTGCAGGGCTAAAGCCACCAGATACGCTACACCTTGATGGCAAGCTGCACCGCTTCAACAGTGGCACCAAAGGTGAGAAAGGCCACGACAAGCCTGGTTGGTACATAATTTTTAACGATGGCGTCCCGGCAGGGCGTTTTGGTTGCTGGCGCTCTGGCGTAGAGTTGACTTGGAAGGCAGACATTGGGCGTAGCCTGACAGTTGCGGAGGAAATGGCGCAGTCTCGCAGGCTCTCAGAGGCCAAAGCACAACGCGATGCAGAGCAGGCCAAAACCCGCGAGGTTGCCGCCAACACCGTGGATTTAATTTGGTCGCAGGCAGGGGCCGCAAGCCCAGAACACCCTTATTTACAGCGCAAAGGCATACAGCCCAATGGCGCACGGATTACAGGTGATGGGCGCTTGATGGTGCCTCTGTATAACTCAGACGGCGAACTTTCTAGCATTCAATACATTGCCGCTGACGGCGACAAGAAATATCACCCTGGTGGGCAAACAAGTTCCATGTTTTGGATGCTTGGCACCTTAGACGATGCCGACACACTCTACATTGCCGAAGGCTTTGCAACAGCAGCCACAATTGCAGAAACAACGGGCAAGCCTTGCGCGGTGGCGTACAGCGCAAGCAATTTGGTGCCTGTGACGGGAATTCTTAAAGCCGCACATCCGACATTAGACATTTGCATTGTTGCCGACAATGATGCAAGCGGCGTAGGCCAGCGTTATGCCGAGCAAGCCAGTGCTAAATTTGGGGTACGCATGACCATGCCGCCAATTGAAGGTGACGCCAATGATTACGTTAAAGCAGGGCACGATTTGGCACTGCTTTTAAAGCCGCAAATAGCAACAGACTACCTAATCCATGCCGATGGCTTTTCAGAGCAGCCAGCGCCAATTTCGTGGCTTGTAAAGCATTGGATACAAGACCAAGCCTTGGTCATGGTGCATGGGCCTAGCGGCGGCGGCAAGACCTTTGTCACCTTAGATTGGATGCTGCACATTGCCAGTGGAAAAGCAAACTGGTTCGGACATAAAGTCAAAGCTGGAAACATGGTGTATTTGGCTGGTGAAGGACACCACGGACTGCGCTCACGTATAGCGGCGTGGAAGCACCACAACAGCGTTACAAGTCTCAATATGTGGGTCAGTAAATCAGGCGTAGACCTTAACACCGCTGAAGGTTATTTGAAAGTTTTAGAAGCGGTTAAGGCGCTCAAGATCAAGCCAAGTGTCATTACCGTGGACACGCTGCACCGCTTTATGGCCGGTGATGAGAACAGCGCACAGGACGCAAAGACCATGTTAGATGCCTGCGCGGCACTCATGCAAGAGTTTGGCTGCACCGTTATCTTGGTACACCATACAGGCGTCAGCGAGGAAGCCCAACACCGTGCCCGTGGTAGCAGTGCTTGGCGTGGCGCTTTGGACATTGAGATCAGCGTGATACCTGCCAAGGGCGACAAGTCCATTGAGATCGTGCAGCGTAAGAGCAAAGACGCCGAGATGGCAGCGCCAGTCTATGTCAACCTCGAATCTGTGGCGATACTCGGCTGGTTTGATGAGGATGGAGATCAGGTCACCAGTGCAGTGGTGGTTAAAGGCGAAGCGCCAGAAGGAAAGAGCAAAGGTGATTCACTTGGTTTTTCATCATTTGAACGTGCATGGTTTGCCACTGGTGCAGAAGATCGAGGCGGCGCGCCGTATCTTACCCACAGCGCATTTTTTGATTGGGCATTGGTTAACGGTTTGAAAAACAAGAACTATAAAAAAGACAGCTTGAGGGCACAAATACCAGCAGACAAAACCAAGGGCAAGTACATAGGGCCGCTGATTGAAGCCAAGTTGATTGAACTTCATGAGAACGGCTGGATTGTCATTGACCCCGGCACGGCATCAGGAATGATGTTGAAGAAATAATTTATTTGTGATAAACTTTCCAACATGAACAAATCAACACATATTTTTGAAGTGATCGGGCATAGCACATTAAATAAATGTAGCGGTCATGTATGGCAGGGAGAGGGAAGATGCCCTTATTGTGCCAACGACCAACTTAACCGCCAGCGAAATCAAGAAATCATAACCAAAGCGTTGGAAATTTTAAACACGGAGTTATTTAAAAAATTTAAACATGAACAAAAAACTCATCCAACTTAAAGCCAAGCTAAGAGCCGCGCAAGCGGAACTTGCTATCCGAACCCGTACAAACAACAGTGCGTCACGGGCTTACAACAAAGTTACAGCACACATTGCCGAACTGGAGGCAAAAATCAATGCTTACGAAAAAAAGATGTGACGAGTTATTTGATTACCAAAATGGTGTTCTTTACAGAAAACAAAAAACACGCGGCGCGTTAATTGGTGAAATTGCTGGAAATCAACGCAAAGATGGATATTTTCATGTTCGTGTTGATGGCAGCAGACAGTTGTGGCACAGAATTATTTTTGTTATGCACTTTGGTTGGGAGCCTGAAACCGTTGATCACATTGATGGCAACCCAAGCAACAACAAAATAGAAAATTTGCGAGCCGCAACCAGATCGCAAAATCAACACAATCGTCGTCAAAACAAAAATTGTTCTTCTGGAATTAAGGGTATTTCTCTTGTTTCCAATGGTTTGTGGTGTGCGCGAATAAATGTAAAAAAACAAATTGTGTTTAAACAATTTTTTAATGATCTTGAGCTGGCTAAGTTTGCTATTGAGGAAGCAAGAAGCAAGTATCACGGCAATTTTGCCAAACACACTTAAGGAGAAACAAAATTGCTGACATGGCGAAAATTTCAGAGTGAGTTGCCCAATTACAGCGAAGCCGATTTATTGGCTTTGTTGCAAGAGGAACGCAGCCAACACAAACGCGTGTCTATGCTTGAACGCATACACCAGCGTTACAACACTTTGCGTGTTGCCCGTGAACGTGTAGAACTTTTAAAAATTGGGAAAAGGCCGTGAAATCTTCACAAGAAATGTATGACGCAGGGTATGCCATACCTCAGTATGACATTTCAACTGTAAAACGAACGTGGCGTTACAAAGACAAGATTTTTACCACGCCGCATGACGTACCCGTTGAAAAAATAATGTGGAACGAGCATTTAATGGAATTTTTAAAAATGGAGAAGAATGATGAACGCAGTACCCGCTAAATACTTTGCATTCCCACCCTACCGAGCCGAAGACCTTGGCGGCAAGATGGGTTGGTGGGGCGTAATGAACCGTAATGGCTTTAATTGCTTGACGTTTTCCG